GAATGCTTGTGCAAGCATATCTGCGCTGATTTTGCCCTCCGACATTTCTTTCTTGAGGTCAGCCATTGACTTGCCTGTCTTTTCAGCAATAACATTGAGCGGATTGAAGCCTGCGTTAATCATTTGCATAAGGTCTTGACCTTGCAATTTGCCAGCTGATGTAGCCTGTGAGAAAGCCAGCGCAAGACTTTGCATACGCTGACTATCCCCCATTGCTATATCACCAATCTGCTTGAGTGTTCCAAAGGCTTTCTCGCCCTCGATGCCGAATTGCATCATTGTGGACTGCGCTTGTATCAAGCCTTTTTTGTCATAGACAGTTTCCTTGCCATACTGAGCAATCTGGTCGTACATGGCTTTGGCTTGCTCCGTATTGCCTTTATACAGAGTAGTCATGTTCATAAGTTGCATCTGTGCCGTAGCACCAGCATTGGTTATGCTCGCAAAACTCTGACCGAGCTGCGATATGCCTTGCGTGAGGTTGTTCACCTTGAACGCAACATCCGCCAGCTTGTCGAAAGCGTTGCCAACTACGTTTATGCCTATGTTATGTACGATTTCTGCCATTATCTCAGCATATTAATATTAAGAGCCCTTGCGTTGCCTTCCGCTTCTTTCTTGCGCACCCAGATGAAGTCGTTGTAGGCTATCGCCCATTCTTCGTCTGTCAGTGTATTTGGGTCAACGTGCAAGTAATACCTAATCAGTGCGTTTATCTTCCGCAGTGCGAGGAAGTCCGCATTATCGGAGGAAAGTGGTCGCTCTCTTATTACACTTTCCTCTAAAGCTTTTTTAGCGTGAACTCCTTGACCTGTATGAGCGCACCGAGCTGTTTAGTTATGCCCATAAAGAGTTCGTCATTGGTCTTGACATCCTCGTCACCGATAATCCAGCATCCGTCCAGAATGATTTCTGCGAACTTCATCGGATTTGTGTCGGCATAAGGCATTGCAGCCGATATTGTCTGACGGCTTGGAGAGTGAACGTAGCACTCCTTCAAGTCCTCGCCTTCTCCTGCTTGCAACAGAAAGACCTCGCCATACTTGGCTTTCCACTGGTTGATTTGCTCTTTGGTTACCTTTTCTTTCATGGTGATTTATGTTTTACGTGTTCTTGTTACGCCTGCTGGCACTGAATATCTACACAGATGAATGGTATTGACACATCCATGAACTTGTCGCCCTGCTGGAGCGACTTGCTGTTCTCTGTGAACTCAATTCCGTAGATGCGGTCTGTAATCAGCGCATCGCCATTGGCTGGATTGCCGTACACGACAACAGCATCAAGTTTGAGGCTCATTAAATCGCCCTTTCCTGCGAGAGTAAGAGTCTCCAGCTCGTCCTGTGTCACTGTCAATGTTCCTTCATACGCATAGTTCCCATGCTGGATAGACATTGGCTTGTTGCCCTTGCCGTAGAGCAATTCCTTCTCCTGAGAAATCTTGTACTCTATTCCACGGCAGCCATTGAGCAGATGTCCGCCAACAATGATGCGAATATCTGCGAACTCGAACTGCCGTCCGTTGATTGTTGGTATCATAATCCCTCCTTTTTTTAGTTGTTAGAAATCTGGAAGCCAAGGTTGACTTCGATGTACTTCGCATATCCGTAAGGGCGAACCTTAATCGCCACGAACAATTTAGATGTCGCAACAATGTTGTTGGTTATATCAACCTCGCACTCGCAACCCTTGTCCGCATCCGATGTCGTTGACAACTCTCCGTTAGCGGTCATGCTGTTGTAGATGTCGGACACAACCTCCATGTTCAATGACTTTGCGTAGTATGCGACAATCGTTCCGTTCTCGGTTACTGGCACTTCCTCGTTGATATGCTCCAGCAATGTTGCGTATGCTATACGATACGCCTTGTCAATCGTTCTGCGCCTTGCCAATGAGCGGTAGTCGTCATTTGTGCCAGTCGCAAGGCTGTCTGTCGTGAAGAAGAAGCCCGATTTGCCGACAAAGGTTCTGAATGTTATGTAGCCGAGCGCATCAAGCGATGCAGCAACTGTGTTTGTTGCTTCGTCAGCACCAATGAACGCCTTTGTGTTAGCAAGTGCGCCCATTCTGACTTTGCCGATATTCTCCTCGACACTACACTCTGCGAATCGTCCTGCCAGTATTCCGAGAGCTGGCGCACCTTCGCTTGTCTGGCTTCCGACAAGAACGCCCACTCTGTTAGCGGTCAATGTCGTAAGGTCAAGTTCTGGCGTATCGTTAACTCCGATGAATACGACCAACGGAGCATACAGCGTGTCTGTCGCCCATTCTCCGAGTGCTTGCGCCTTCGTTATGTAGTCTTGCAATTCGTCAACATCCTCGCTTCCTGAGTATGCGACCAATGCTCTGAGTCTGCCGTTTGCCGCATCGACAAAGTTTTTTGCAAGCGGTGTTTCCGCTGTGACATCAAGAATGTCATCGAGTGCGGTGCTTGCTGCTACGCCATAAATCCAGCACTCTGCGCCTTCGCCTACTTGTGAATAGAACTCTGTTACTAACTTGTGAAGATTTGCGTTATTCGTGCTTGTTATGCCCAAATCGGCAAGACCATTCAGGTCGTAGATTTGGTAAGCCTTATTCAGCGCAAACTTCCCCGTTACTGCGGTGGCTGGAGTAATGAATCCAACCACACTGTCTGCCAACGGCTCTACTGCTCCGAGTACGCCATTAGCGAAATTTATTTTTACGTATGGTAATGCCATCTTTGTTTGTAATTAATCGTTTATAAACTCTGTATCAATATCTATGTTTACTGGGTGAGTATCGAACTCTGCTGGTCTGTTGCGGTACTTGGCGTTGAAGGCAAGCATACATGACACGAAGTGCTGATGAATACTCTCTTCATGCTCTATCGTTATTATGCCGTCATGATGCCAGTTAAACTCTGGCGATATGGCAGTCAACTGTCTGTCAACGTTGCGCAGTTCTTCGCTCAGAGCGGTCAGCCTATCGGTGTTCTCGTAGAACATTCCGTCCGTGCCTTTTCTGTCCTTGACATATATGTTCACGGAGCAGTTGCCCTGCTGTACCACTTGCCCCTCGTCACCAACAATAAAAGAAACTACACAATCCTCCTTCTTGCTATCGATGGGTCTGAATCCGTTTCTGTACAAATCGCCAGAAAAGGACAGAGCCTCATTCTGTCTCAACACACCAAGTGCCGAGACAAGCATTGATAGTATCTGAGGTGCTGTGTAGTTCATTTTACCTTGCGTAATAAGTCATCAAGTACGTTTTCTGCTTTGAGCTTTGCGCCAGCCAATACATCACGACCTTTGCGCTCAACGTATGTAGCGTAGTTCATTCCAGCAACGAGAATGAGAGTTAGCTGCCCTTTCTGCGCCTTATTCTTGGCACGTTGTACAACTTTCTTGCCTTCGGAACTGCCTTCGGGAGAACCATTAAAACCAGCCTCCTTTTCAACAGAGCCGTTTTCTGCTACAACACTATAACCGATTGACGAGCGCAGATTGCCAGTCCTGTCAGTCCAGTTGTTTGTATGACCTTGTCTTGCGTAGTTTATCGCTTCTTCACCTGCGTAGAATAGAGTATCGAGGTTATGCTTGCGTATTCTCTCGATGTCCTCTTTCAACAAGTCTGGAAGTTGCTCTAAACCCATATCTCAACAATTTGTGTCAGGTCGTTGTACTCAACTCTCTGTACCGTCATTATCTCGCTCACTCCTCTGTGCAGTCGCTCGAAGCGCACTAACTTCGGATTCCATTCTTCCCCGACTGAACTTATATTGACAAAGATTGAATACTGGCACTCTGTATATCTGCCGTCTGCGTATCGCCCTTTTTTGTTCTCGGACAACGTTTCGATGTGGCATTCGCACGTTCCGTCAAATACCACTTCGTCATCGTCATCGTCCAAGTATTGTATGGGTGATGTCGCATTTATCCAGCTCAGTTTGCCATTCTCAATCGTCAACATACGCTACAATCGGCTTCCTTTGTACCCATAGATATTCTTCGGCAGATGTTCTTCTTCTTGCTCCTTGTATATCTGCTGCGCCTCGTTGCGCATCTGTGTCCGTTGCTCGTCAGTGAACGAGTACGAGATACCGCCTTGCGAAACCGCAGGAGCATACGAGAGCCAAAGAAGAATATCAGCACGACATAAAGAAAAAGCAGCCCCTTTCAATAGTTCTGCCGTTGCCTCCACTGTCAAATCCACACCCCTACGCTCCGCAACCTCTGTGAAGGTGCGGAGCTGTACTGGGTATGTATTTATGCTTTGTAAGCAATCAAGAACTGTTGCCATTAGTTACTTCATTACGAGTTAGCTGCCTGTGCTACTGTTATCTCTACAGTGTTGTAGCCGTCGGTTACTGTCACTGTTGCCTCACGAGCAGGTGCTGATGAAGCACTATTAGCTGCTACCTTGATAGTCAGCTTGCCGTCAGACAACTTGACTGTTGCCCATGTCTCGGTAGATTCTACAGAGAGGAGGTCAGCATCGCCCTTGTATGCAACTTCAAGCACGTTGGTTGATGCAGTCTTAGGCACTGACAACTCGTCATCTACCAAGCCCTCGCCAGTGATTACCAATGCACCAGTCGCTACCTCGTCTGCTGTGAGCATGTAGATAGAGTCTGCGCCATCGATAACTGGCATACAGAGAGCCTGTGCTGCTGTGAATTCCTCAAGTGGGTCTGTCTTAGAGTACTTAGACACGAGAATGTGGCTTCCAGACTTCTGGTAGTCAACATTCTGTACTGGGTTAGTTTCCTCTGCCAGTGTTCCGTACACAAGACGACCGACTGTAGAACTTGGCACACCGATAAGGTTAGCCTCTGCCCATGGGCGTACTGGTGTTGTTGTTCCGTCAGTATTCTCCACCTTGAACACGCTGTCAACGATGTGGAATGTTGCACCGAACTCGTCAGCCAATGCATCGAGGAAAGCCTGTCTTGAAGGCACTGGGAGCAGTGTGAGCGATGTGATTACCTGATTCTCAAATGTGGCTGTGAGAAGCTTCGACTGGATGCTGTTACGCATGAAGTTGAAGTATTTCTTTGTCACATAAACATCAGTAATCACGTTGCTATCCTCGTTAGCCTTGTCGAACATCTGTCTGATGTCGTCAAGAGGGCGTGCGATTTTCTGTCCCCAAGGTGCTACGGAAGCCTTGAACTTGTTATCGTCAAGATAACCGAAGTCGGCACGAACGCCTGTTCCGTCATTTGTCGAGTTGTCGTCAGAAGCATCTGTTACAAGAACCTGTCCTGTTGACAGAGCCTGCTCGAACATGATTTCCTTGCGCACGTCGATAGCCTTGATTGCCTTTGTCGCATCGTCGAATATCTTGCTCGCTACTGTTGCCTCGTCAGCACCACGAGCAATCATGATGTTAATGTTGGTTATCTGCTTCTCGCCCTTGCGGTACTTGACACCGAGCTTGGCGATTGAGCCTGTCGCATTTGACAGCTTATCTCTTTTCTTCAATGGCAGTGAAGAATCAAGAGCGACAACATCAGCAGCCACGACTGAATGATTCAACTCAGTAGAACCCCAGTTGAGGTCTGCTGAATACTCCTCTGTCAGCATGGTCTTGTGAAGCAGTGTCTCCTCCTCCTTCTTGCCGTTGAACTTCTCTGTAATCTTGCCGATTACGAGGCGGAAATACTTGTCAACGATTTCCGCAAATAAACTACTTTGCATATTAAGTTCCGTTTTAGATTGTTAGACAATAGTGTTGATTAGTACAAGAACTGGATGTTCTTCAGTGCGGTCTTCATAGCGTCGGTCACGGTGAATGGGCATGCTGCCTGATTTACCTGACCCATAGTTACGATAGCGGCACGAGGGTCTTTCACAGTCACTGTCGCTTTCAGCACACCAACGTATGTGTGGTTAGCTGGGAGCGAGCCGTATGCTGTTCCTCCTCCGTTCAGCGGCATTGGCTTCATCACGCCCTTGTTGCTGGCGATGATGATATGACCTGCCTTGATTACTGTCGTACCTGCTGCGACATCTGTTACATCGAGTGTTCGACCGCCTGGGATGTCACCGAGTGCATTCACGATTACGATGCTCTCCAGTCCGTCCTCAACCTCGATTGATTCTCTGATAAGGTCTGCTTGTGGCATAGTCTTTAAGTTTTAGTTGTTAAACATTGAGTTTTTCCACGACTGCGGTTGCCTCTGCTTCGGTAGCCTCACTTACGTTTTCGTTATGACCAGCTCCTGCTGCTTTGCCCCCATTGCCTGTGGGTCTGCCGAATACTGCGCTCTTAGCACCGACTTCCTTGCTGATTGTCTCCACCTCTGTGGCTATTTCCCCTTTCAGCGATGCGAAGTCCTCGTCAGAGAGGTTGTCAACACTGATTCTGCTGTAGCCCTTGCGGAGATTCTCAGGCAGCTTGCCGATGATGCTGTCGAGTTCTTTCTTACGGCTTGCCGAAGTGCGTTCGCCCTCCATTTTGTTCAATCGGTCTGTCAGCTGCTTGTTAGCATCGATAAGAGCCTTTGCCCAGTCTGGAGTTTCGTCTGCCTTTGGCGGTGTTGGTGGTGTTACTGGTGGCACTACGACCTTCTCTCCGTCCTTCAAGCCGTACTTCTTCTCGTAGTTCTGTATGGCTGATTTCTGAGTCTCGGTCGCACGGCTGTCGCCATACGCCTCAATAACATCGATGAAGTCCTTTGTCACCCCCTCTACTGCGGTTGCGACTTGGTCTTCTGCTGTGACAGTCTTTGCGAGCGAAGTCGCTATCCTGTCGAGAATGTTTGCGTTGACCCCCGAGAATTTAGCTTTCAACGCTGTCAAGATTTGTTCTTTCATGATGATATAAATAATATTTACGCCCAAATATAAAAACTTCGCTTTAATTTCGTATGCAAAAGACGAAAATTTTTTATTCGCCTAATCTATTAGTTCTTTGCGCTTTATAAATTTGACACGCTAAGCAAAAACGATTTTCTTCATATTTTTTGCGTATAAAATTTTTATTTTTGAAAATGTTTCGTAATTTTGCATACGAAAATAATACGCAAATTACTAACCACTAAATAAAACGCAACATGAAAAATTCAGTAAACAACAACGGCAACCGAATTGTGGTTGCCTTCCACATTGGACGAGGCGGTAGATTCTGTAATGCTGACTACAGAACCTTCATCGGAGAAAAGAACTTCCAAGAGTTAATTAACGATAGTCTTAACTTCCTTGTCTATCGTGACCGAGACGATAAGGGCAGATTTTGCAAGCCTTTTTACACGGATGCTGCTTCTGGCAACGTAATAGTCGAGCCTGACAAAATGAATAACGAGGTCGGTCGCCTTGATTGGGACGGCTCTTACGATACGGATTATGCTTGCTACCTTGACGAATGCGATGAGGATGAACTCAGAATAATCGTGAGAGATAACCAGTTGATAAGCCCAGAAGCTCGTGAGTATATCATTGAGTGGTTCAGAGAGGACGAGACGATGATTGAATACCTCTCGCACTTGTACGGCTGGAACGTTCCAGAAGAATACCTCACACAAATCGCTGATTAAAAACAACCTATAAAAACGCAACGCAATGAAAATGAATGTTTATCAGATGGTCACAGACCGAATCGTAGAAGAATTACAGAAAGGCATTATTCCTTGGCACAAGCCTTGGACTGGCGTAGGAGTAGAAAATGGCGGTGCTATCAACTACGTATCACGCAAGCCTTATTCGTTACTCAACCAGATGCTGCTCGGACGAGCTGGCGAGTATCTAACATTCAAGCAGATTAAAGACTTGAAAGGCTCGGTTAAGAAAGGCGCAAAGAGCCAAGTGGTAGTATTCTACACAATGCTTGTCAAAGGCACACTCAAAGAAGGCACGCCTGTCGAAGAAAGCGATAATCTCGATAAGTACGATGTTAAGCGCATACCGATGCTAAGATATTACCGAGTGTTCCACATTGAGGACTGCGAAGGTATCGAGAGCAAAATCAAGAAAGAGGATGACAAGCCTGTCCTGACAATACAGCCTATCGAGGCTGCGGAGAAAGTCGTCAAGGACTATGTAGCGAGAGAGAAGTCGCTGAAATTCTATAACGACAAGCCAAGCGCAAGAGCATACTACTCACCAATTTCTGATATGGTGGTTGTTCCTATGCTTACGCAATACCAGAAACCAGAGGAATATTACTCAACGACCTTCCACGAGCTCACGCACTCGACTGGCGCAAAGAGCAGATGTGACAGAAGCAAAGACCTGTCCGACTTCGCAGCCTTTGGCTCGGAAGAATATTCAAGAGAAGAACTCGTTGCCGAGATTGGCTCTGCGATGCTTTGCAAGCATATCGGCATTGACACAGACAAGGCATTCAAGAACTCGGTCGCCTACATACAGAGCTGGCTGAGAGCCTTGAAGAACGATAACAAGATGATTGTATGGGCATCTTCGAGAGCGGAAAAGGCTGCGAAATACATCCTTAATCTCGAGGAATAAGGAGGTTGCTTTATGGGGTTATTATAGCAAACCCTATCAAAAAAGATAGGCTACCCTATGGCAACCCTATAGGCTACCCTACGAAAATCGATAGGGTTTTGATAGGGTAGCGATAGCCTAATAAAGATAATATAAGATAATATAATATAATAAGAGAAGATATAAAAGAGAAAATATAAAAGAGAAAAGGGAGAGAAAAATCGGGCGCAGATTTCAAAATGAGGCTTATCGGTAGAAGTTAAAAAGAGAGAAAGAAAAAAAGTTGCGCCAAAAAAGAAAGAGAGAGAAACACGTGATTTGTCGGTACGAGGTCAATCCCAGAGAACAGCTTTCCGACTTGAAACAACAAAGATGGGATATGAGGAGGACAAGAAAGCCATTCATGAGGGCTTGCTGGAGGCGATAACCAGCATTAAAACACCCCACCAATGGTGGTAACCTATAAACAATTACGATTATGACATTAGCAGAACAACTACGAGCAGAAGTAAACATCATCAAGGACATTCCGTGGCTACAAGATGCGGTTGCGGACAGAATAAGAAACGAAGGAGAGTTTTGTATCATTTGCGACAAGCATATCCATGATATTAGCAGGACGGCTATTCCATACAAATACTGGAACAGCGTAGAACAATGGGCGAAGGAAGAAGGGTTTGTCGTTGGAGAGAGATATAATAGCCATGGAGTTAAATACCTAACAATAAGACTATGAGCGAAAATAAAAAAACTGGATGTTTTGAAGATGGCTTTCTGTGTGGAATTATAGATGCTTTTATGTACAAAGCAGGACTGCCTAAATACGAGATAGAGCTCCCTGATGGCGATGGGTTCTACGCCAGAATAATCTTCAATGGCAAGGTAGATTGCCGACCAGTGATGAAACTCGTAGATTTTGTCTATGATAGCCTTTCTGGCTGGGATATGGGAGTATTTATTGAGCCAACTAATGACGGCTCTGTTGTAGTAATACTTAAATAAAAAAACTATGAGTGATTACAAAGACTTTGTTTGCGCCTGTCTCGGTTTCTATGGCGAGGGCGCATATCTTGATGAGATTGAGGATAATTTCGGTGTCAGCGTTGACACTGAGGAGGAAATGATGGAGCTGATAAGCCTAGCCAACGCACACGGCTATGCCCTTGATAACCTGATTGCTGGGCGACTTTACGACAAGATTGTCGAAAGAGCGGTCAATGAGCTGGGGCTTGATAGCGAGCTGTTTGATTCCTTCATCAACGGCAACCTTGATACCTCGTTCTACTACGATGGCGAGCAGATATACAGCTGGCAAGACCTCGTTGAGATTTCAGAACGTGAAAATATAGTATTAACCGACTAAAACAAAAAAACATGGAAACAACGCAACTGACACAAAAGATTACTGATGCTGTAAAGGCAGCGACAGGAAACATCAAGACCGAGAGAATAGATTTCGGCATGTTCACTAACCCATTCCACTACGGAGCGTGGTGCGAGAAGAACCTTGAAGTCAACCTCAGAGAGGACTATAAACGCAAGACAACATTCGCCTGTGACTTCGGCATTGCCGAGTGGTGCGGAGGAAAGAAAGCCGTGATTGACACCTTCCTGAGAGCAATCAAAGAGTGGAAGAACAATATCGAATACTTTGCCGAACTCATTATGTCCGTCCAGAACAAGGCGTGGGAAATGAACGCAAGAGACTACATCGGCTGGAGTATGCTTTATAGCGAACTGTATTATATCGCAAAGGAGGCGTATTTTGACTGGTTTGAGGGCAATGAGATTGCTGAACAGTATTATTTCTCATACGTGGATTGAAATCGCCTTAAAACGCAAATTTTAAAGATATGAAAGCAAACGAGATTTTACAGTGGATTGTTTATGTCAATGTGGATGGCGATAAGCTCTACATCACAGAAGTGCCTTGCGAAGCCTTACAGACAGAGGACTGGTGGTACGACCATTTCGGTGCTTGCCCACCTGCTCCTATTCCAGAAGGCAGGTATCTGAATTACTCACTCAGCGAGATTAGAGAGGAAATAAACCATCCGAGCTTTGGCTACATTTCGCCTGATGCGGAGATTGAGTTCTACGACAAGACGTTCGATGTGATTTACCTGTATAAACTTGACTAATATGTTTACAACTAACAAACACAAACAGCTCAAAGAAAAGCACCCTGATACTATCATCTTGTTCCGCATGAAGGATTACTACTATTCATGCGACGAAGATGCCGAGAAAATAGGCAAGACACTCAACATTACAGTCACAGAGATAGGCAGCGAGCGAATTGCGAAGTTCCGCTTCCATGAGCTTGACATATATCTGCCCAAGCTCATAAGGGCTGGGCACAGAGTGGCAATCTGTAATTGACAAGAAAAGGTGGGTTATCGCCCACCTTTCTTTTTGTTAAGCATATCCGTCAGCATCTTGTTCTGCTCCATTAGGCTTTCGATTATCTTGTCCTTGCGGTCATTCGCTGCCCAGAGGCGTGTTGTCTCCGAGTGCGATGATACCCTTAACCTGACAAGCCCAACGATAGCAAAAACGGAGAAAACATCCGCTTCCTTAATTTCAATCGTGCCGAGTTCCTTGAGGTTGCACTCGCAGGTATAGATGCCGTCCTTGTAGTGTAGTCTGCGGATTATCAAGCCGTGCGCTGCGCTATCAACAACATAGCACTCTCCGTCGATTATCTTCGTCTTGTCGGCAAGGTGCTTCAATGCGAGGATGTCGCCCTTCTCTATATTGGGCTTCATTGCATCACAGATGACCCGATAGAATATCTCAAAAGGCGGCAGTATGTGCGACACTTTCAGCTGCTCTGTGTTCGAGCGGTTCGCCTCAGTCCAATCAAGCACGTTCACACCTGATTGGCGCACAAGGTCGTCTGGTATGACTGGCGTGCTGGCTACCCTTACATTGTCGTCTGCGCCCTTTATCATGTCGCCCTGCCCTGTCAGCAGCCACTCGATTGACAGCTCTGGAAATACAGAGCGTATCTTCTCTACATCGAAGTAATTGCGAGATAACCACTTAGAGTATGTCTGCGGAGTTATGCCGAGAGCCTGAGCGAACGCCTTGTCGGACTTGTAGCCCTTATACTCCTGTATCTTGGCGAGTATATCTTTCTTCTCCATTGCTTTTATTCTTCGTTTTCTTTATTCAACTCGTCATCGGCATCGCATTCAACCGCCTTCATTAGCAGAAGCGAGAATCGGATGAAGCTCGATAGTTCACTCACTTTGGGGCAAGCAGACTGCGACATAAGTTCTATCAACTCGTTCTGTGCGTTGCTCGCCAGCTCGTAAAACTCCTTTGGTGTCGCTTGTTCTGTTAGGTAATTCTTGATATTCTCCACGTTAATAAATGTTTTGGTTTGCGCCACAAACATAGACAATTTTTCAACTCGCACAATATTTTAGGCGATTTTATTCACGCATCATCTTGTATTTCTTGCCGCATCTTCAATAAATTGCATATTTTCTTCGTATTTTTTCGTGTTTTTATTTGTGCTTTCAAAAATGTTTTTTATTTTTGCGATGAGATAAAACACTAATCATTAACCACTTAAACAACGCAACTATGGAAAAATTCAGATTCAAAAAAGGCGACAAGGTGAATATCATATCTTGTCAAGGCAGATGCAAGGAGGCTGCCACAATCGTTTCCTGCGACATCAACATGGTATCATTCAAGAACGAATACACAGCCGAGCTTGAGGACGGCAAGTGGATTATTTGCATCCTAGAAGATGCGCTGGAGTTAATTAACGACTAATTGGAGGACAACTTATGATACGCAAGATAGCAACAATTTGCCTTACAAAAAGGCATGATTTTATCAAGCTTGCGGTAGAAAGCGGAAACTACCACAAACACTTCGAGACTACGAACAGAAACCTACATCTGGCTGTGAAGAATATCCTCGATATGAACCTCGTAAGTTATAACGAAACTCGTGGAGGCAACCGCCCTCTGCGCTATGGCATAACGATAGGTGACACTATGCCATACTTATTTTCGTTTAATGAATATGACGTTCTGGATGAAGTAAACATTCTTCTCGAGCAAACTAAAATTGGAGGATAAAATCATGGAAGCTACAGAACTGATGGTAGGCGATATTGTATATGTTACGCCAGATAAGACAGGGCGAGTATGCACAGTCAACAGGTCTAATACAGGCAGGGCGTTTGTTCTTGTCAAGGACGAACGTTATATTCATTCGTTGGTTAATATAACACCAGTTCCCCTTACACCAGAAATCCTTAAAAAGAATGGATTTGGGTACGTAGAAGGTGATGAGTATTCAACTTATCATCCAACGCACTTCTATCTTGGAGAGCCGCAGTTTTGCAAGAGTATGGACTTGCATATCGGAACATACAACAAAGGCATTTTCTGGGTCAACATTCGCCAGAACACAATCTACGGTATTAGGTATGTGCATGAGCTCCAACACGCATTACGCATGTGCGGACAGAATGATTTGGCAGACAATTTCAGTGTCTGAACATTTCTCGAATAATTCGCTATCTTTACGGCTGTAAAACACGTGAGGACGATTACTAACCTAAAAACGCAAGGATATGAAAAGAGAAGAACTGCTCATGATAGCGCAGAAGTACGCTCGCCAAAATAACAAAGACACTGTTAGGAGGGCTGGCGAACGTGATGGATATGCGTATTTTCATGTTTTTTCTCAGGAAACATGTGGGCATAAGTTAGGGCTACAACAGTTTATCAGGATAAGCAATAAAGGAGACATAACAAATATTCTCCCAATACAGGAGATTATGTGGGCTATGAAACAAGAAATTGAGTTAAATAAGTTGTGATATTTTCAAAAGCAAATCACGATTTAAAAGGAGTTTATCTACCTTAAGAACTTCAAAACTCTCCAAATTAGCATACTCCTTAATATCCACAAATTCGCCACTCTGAGCATCATAGAAAAATATCTTACCAGAATTCATGCGCTCTGCCGTTATAACATGACCAGAGTCGTTTCCAAAATTAACGCCTATGTGATAGCGACCTTTTGCATACGTAGCCTTGTCTAATTTTTCAAATAGAGCAACCTCGCTATTACCCCTCACCATTGTTACTTGCGGCATCTTTCCTGTCTTTGCATTGAGCCAAATCTTCTGAAAACAATCTCCAAGTTCTTTACTAACACTCCCTTCTGTATCTTGATAACCGAGTGCCGTCAGGTTCAACCCTCTAAGTCGAGCTTCGTGTACAGCAACACAGCACTGGCAGTTTTCCGTAAAGGCAACCCCTCTACCGTAGTTTACATTCGCTCTTCCTTCATTTGCCTCAAGAAAAGTCATTGGTTCGATAGATGCCTCTATGCCAAAAGCATCGGCAATCTGCCTTGTGTTTTTCATCACTTCATCTGTCAGTTTTGGTGCTGGAATATTCTCATATACTCTTATGGCTTCTTTTGTCGCAGTTCGTCCGAATTTTGTTCCTGTAACAGCATTTACAGAGCCATACGAAGGTTTCAGCCCTAAAAGTTTCTCGTTGTCTCGCAAGAAATACGGCAGTGTCTTGGCTCTGGCGATGCGGTCTTGATTCTCGTCCACCCATTTCTTGAACTGTGGCGGCATATCCTTGACTTCGTTCTTGCTGCCTTGCAAAGGTTCTTCGCCACGCATCACCCTCTTGTTGTTCTCACGCATTTCCTCGTGCGACTTCAATATCGTTGTCACATAGCAACGGCAATGCGGATGCCAGCCTGTGAACTTGAATGTCTTTGGGTACTTGCCAGCCAGCTCGTCACAGATGTCATAAAAGGCGTGAGGCTTGCCGTCTCTGCCAAGGCAGGTGTGGTTATTCGAGAGATTGATTTGTATGCCGACAACGAAGTCCATTGTCTGCCAACGCTCGTAGTCCGATGTTCGGTATGCCATATTGGTCTCTGTGGCTGCCAGTCTGCGAGCGTTCTTGTAAGACGAGCGATACACGCCCTGTCCCGGGTGGAAGGCTTTTGCTTTCTGTGATAGCTGTAGTATTCCATGCTCGTCACGCACTCGTCTGAACAGCTTGTCTGGATATTTCAGATACTGGCGGATGTC